GCCAGAACTTCCACTTGTTCCACTACTTCCACTTGAACCAGCCGTTCCACTTGAACCACTTGAACCACTTGTTCCACTTGAACCATCACCCCCATCTATTCCACTTGTACCTGAAGAACCACTCGAACCACTTGTGCCAGATGTTCCACTTGTACCACTTGACCCACTTGAACCACTTGTGCCAGATGACCCACTCGAACCACTTGTTCCACTTGTTCCATTTGTACCTGAAGTACCAGAAGAACCACTCGTACCACTTGAACCATCTTCCCCACTTGTGCCTGACGAACCACTTGTTCCACTTGTACCTGATGAACCACTCGTTCCACTTGTTCCACTCGTACCCGAAGAACCTGATGAACCACTTGTTCCACTCGAACCTGAACTTCCACTTGTTCCACTTGTACCACTCGAACCATCTATTCCACTTGTACCACTTGAACCACTTGTTCCACTACTTCCACTCGAACCGCTTGTTCCACTTGAGCCTGAAGAACCAGAAGTTCCACTTGTTCCACTCGAACCACTTGTTCCACTTGAGCCAGATGTTCCACTTGTGCCAGATGAACCTGATGTTCCACTCGAACCATCTATACCACTTGTGCCAGATGAACCACTTGACCCACTCGTACCACTTGAGCCTGAAGAACCACTTGTTCCACTACTTCCACTTGAACCAGCCGTTCCACTTGAACCACTTGAACCACTTGTGCCAGATGTTCCACTTGTTCCGTCTACACCACTTGTTCCACTTGAGCCAGATGTTCCACTTGTACCACTTGAACCTGAACTTCCACTTGTACCACTTGAGCCTGATGAACCACTTGTGCCAGATGTTCCACTTGTACCTGAAGAACCACTTGTACCACTTGTGCCTGAAGAACCACTTGTACCACTCGAACCATCTATTCCACTTGTTCCACTTGAGCCAGAACTTCCGCTTGTACCACTTGTTCCACTTGAACCTGAAGAACCACTTGTTCCACTCGTACCACTCGTACCTGAACTTCCACTTGTTCCACTTGTTCCACTTGAGCCATCTATTCCACTTGTACCACTTGAACCACTTGAACCACTTGTACCCGAAGTCCCACTACTACCACTCGTACCACTACTACCACTTGAGCCAGATGTTCCACTTGTACCACTTGAGCCAGATGTTCCACTTGTACCCGAAGAACCACTATCCCCACTTGTTCCACTTGAACCACTTGAGCCAGATGTTCCACTTGAGCCAGATGTTCCACTTGAACCACTTGTTCCAGATGTTCCACTTGTACCACTTGAGCCCGAAGAACCACTTGTTCCGTTTGTACCACTTGTTCCTGATGAACCACTCGTACCACTTGACCCACTTGTACCTGATGTACCTGCAGTTCCACTCGTACCACTTGTACCACTTGTGGATATTGCATTGAAACCATCTGATGATGCACCACTATAAACATATACTTGTTTAGATGGTCTTGATGGAGTTCCTCCAGTTCCCTCATCAAAATAAAATATAGAACCTGATTTGAACGGTTTGTCTGCAGAACTTGTAGGAAATGTATCTACAACTGGTATTACCATAGAACCAGTGAATATTAATGAACCTGTAAATTCGTGAGTATCGTCTAAAGTATCCCCAAAAACAGTAGAACCACTTGAGAATGATTGTGTCATATGGGTTACGGAGGAACTAACTATAAAGGATTCTGCAGTTATGTCACCACCAACAGTTAGACCATTGGTTATACTCAGGCCTGCAAATGTTGGTGTATTAGTTTCACCTAATTGTTGTGGACTATCACCTTCTATGGTATCAAGTCTATCACCAAGAGATTCAGATATGTCTGAAAAAGGTTGTTTAGCAGGGCCAAATGTTAGGTTATCTCCCTCACCTTTGAATGAACCAGAGATAGAACCTGTAATAGAACTATCGGAAGATAATTGTAGACTTCCTGATAACTCGAATGATCCTGTAAGTAGTGGTAATAGTTGTTTACTATCAAGTTTTGCCATATATGGTAATTCCGTTATTTTAGATGTATAAGCTTATCATCTATAAATATTTGTTTTTCAAATTCTAATAAAATTATGAGTTAAATTTTCCGTGTGCAATTATTTCATCGTCACTTTCTAAAGTGTATCCTATCTCATCAGAATCAACTTTTAGTAGAAATTGTCCCCCATCTTGTTGTATTGTTAATGCATCGTGTTCCATATAGGCACCATTGATAAAGAATGAAAAGTCTTGTTCATTTGTAGCCGTCAATGAACCTGGTGCAGATGCGGTTACTGCAGTAAAACTTGCAGTTGTTGCATTAATAGTACCAGCCTTTTTAACAAAATTCTTTCTAAAGTATACACCAAATTCACCTGAACCAAGTGCGGCATCTACATAAGCTTTAGTGGTGTATTCATTATCGTGTTGTGCATATCTACCACCTCTTATAAATCCACCATCGAGTGTCAATGAAGCAGATGTTGCCAAGGTAGAATTTGCTAATCCTGTTATAGTTTTATTTGTCAATGTATCAGTTGAATCTACACTAACCAAAGTACTATATGCATTTAGTCCAACATCAACTCTCCACCTATCAGATGATTCTTCAAATACAATTTTTGCTGGATTACTACCTGACCTAGCAATTCTCAAACCACCATAGTCACTATCGGTCAATCCTTGTTCCGCTGAACCAGAGTAATTCAAATCTAATATTGGATCTTTTACAACCATAGACTCTACATTCTGTTGTGTAGTATTTCCTCTTACAATCAAATCACCTTGTACGATTACAGAACCAGTAGAAAAAGGCCCATCAGGACCATTGGATGGTAAAATTCTTATAGCTTCTTCTTTACCATTAGAACCAGTAGCAAATATTGCAGTTGCTACCAAATGATTACCAATACCCAAATCAAAAGAACCAGTTGATAATAAGTCAATTGAAATATCATCCCACTTTATTCTAAAAGTTCCTGTAGCAGATTCTGTTACTGCAGTAGTGGTCAATACCTTAGATGGTACTTGTGGTGGTAAAGCCTGTGTTGTTAAATCTATTAATGCCATTACATACTCTCCTGTGAATATTTGACTTCTATTTCATCTGAAAAATAACTACCAGATCTAATCTCATATCCATAAAAATTATAATATCTTGTAGCACCAGAACCATCTGTATATGGGTCACCTGGTCTTGGTTTATACAATCTTATCTTTGATAAGGTTGCATCTAAAGAAAAATCTACACCTTCACTTTTTCGTGGGTCAAGATGATTTGTTCTTTGTTGTACTCCATTTATTTTCAATCTTACTGTGCCTGGTTTTAATTCATAACCTTCGGTCAAATCTGGTTCAAAATCATAGTAGTCACTATTCTGAAAATAAATATCCTGATACTTAAATCTTTGAACTCTTCTTGTAAAATTATTATCACCACCCTCAAAATTTACAACATCTGTTCTTGTCTTTGGTCCTCCTGACCTCATATTCATTGAGTATTCTATTGGATTCTTATCAGAATCTCTAAATACCAATACATCACCACTAAATTTAGATTCGGATACTGGTTTTATAAATTCGTGTTTTACACCTTTCAAATAATTTTGTGCCATTAGAATACCTTTTCTTGTTGAAATCTAATGGTTAGGAATTCTGTTTTGTCTATATTATGTCCGTGAAATGGGTCTTCTACTGTTGGTTTACGAACTAAAAATTCTTGTTGTGATGAACTTATAAAGAAATCAACAGAACCAGATTGTAATTGATTTTGTTCAGAACTCAAATCAACTCCATTTATAGATATATTCAAACTACCATTTCGTAACTGAAATCCAGTATCGATTGATGATGTCAATGAATATACCGAAGCAGTCTGTTGTGATTGGTCTGGAATATTATATAAGGATGAACTTGAACTTCCTGATATCACAAAACTCTTCAATTCATAATTAGATTCAGCAAATCCAAATTGTAATACTGCCGTAGTATCTGCAGAACTCGTTGGTTCTCCACCATTTCTCATAGTATATAAAGTTTCACCACCAAATGTATTTGTAAATTGTATGTCTTGTGCCTCACCACCACCACTTCTTGTAGCACCTCTCATAAAATCTGTTGCACCACCAAGTTGATTTGGTATACCACTTCCTTTTGCCTGTGTATGTAAGACTTCTAATTTATTTCCACCTATACCAAAATTAGGTGTAAATTGTAATCCTGTGTTATCTTCTATGTCGATTCTACTTGGTGTAAAATACTTTTGAGTATTCATAAATTCATTGAAACTCTCAGGTATTAGATATCCTCTAAAACTAAAATTGAATGTAGTTTTTATAATTCTTTCATTGTCTCCAAATTCTGTACTATCTTCAAAACTATCTATATTTACTTTGAACTTGAATTTGTTTGGTTCTCCCCAATATGCACCATCAGAAAAATTTATCTTCTCTACCAACTGATTCATTTGAGCAACATATGAAGTCCAAATTATTGCCTCATAATTCATAGTCATATAATCTGGTACTGCAACATTATAATATTCTTTTTGTTGTAATAATCCTATTTGTTGTGAAAATCTATCATATCTATTTTTTTGAGAATACTTTTGTTCAAATGTATAAAATAATTTTGGTTTGGTTGGGTCGAATTTATCTACAGCAATAGTATCATCTTTTTGTATACTCGTTCTACGAAATACAACCAATGGAGTTATAATACTTCTTTTTGAATCTCGTATATATCCATCTTTATTTATTGACTTCCATCTCTCAGGATTAGAATACAATACAGGAACTTTTATCTGTTCATCTCCCTCAACCACAGTTGGTTTTATCACCTCATTGAAGTAAAACATAATGGCGGAATCGTGGTCAATAAGAGATACTTGTACATTTTTTGTAGTATCATTATCTCTTCGTAACTCATATCCCCTATTACTCGGTACATCTCGTTGGATGTTTCTTTGAGTTCTTGGAACTGGTTTAGATTTACTTGCCATTATATACTTCTAATCCTCTCAATATTCAGTGCACTTTTTCTAATTAGATGAGTATTACATACTACTGAAAAGTTCTCATCATATTTTCCACCAATCAATTGATTTTCATTTATTGAATTTATTTCCCAATGAGCGTGATTCCAATCAATAATATCACCAATTTCTGGTCTGAAATCAGCCTCTATCAAAGTATCTCTCATAAAACTATACACCACAGTTTGTCGTAAATCAGGACCAAACTCATCCGTATTGAAATCGAAATCATCTGCCTGTATAGTACAAGGTAACTCAACACCAGGTGAAAATGTTTTTACTCCACCTACTGCCTCACCATATAAGTTTGTTTTAGTATCAGATGCAGATATTTGAAATATCTTTACAAGTTGATTTATTATACCATCTTTATCTCGTTTTAAATCACCAACTAATTCTCTGTTGAAACGAGTAAATTGTTCTATGTCTCTTGAAGATAAAAACCGACTAGCCATCAGATTATCCTACATATATGTTTATTGGTATTCTACCTAACTTATCTTGTAGATATTCACTCTCATCTCTTTCGGCTTCCATCAATGACCTACGAGATGATTGGTCTAAGTACTCACGAAGTTGGGTTATCAATTGTTCCTTTTCAGCATTTGCCTCACTCCTCAATGTCTCACCATCAAGATTTACTTCGGCATTTGGTATAGGAACTGATGAATATTTACTACGAATCATACCCAATAATTCTTTTGCTAAAGCTAATCCATACTTACGAATCCATTGTTTACCAACATCGTTTATCTGTGTATAAACCATATTCTCATATGGTGCATTGGAAACATCACTAACCACACCAAGTGTAGAACCACCGTGTGGAGCTTTCAATGATGAGTCCTTTTCACTCTTTACCATATATTGAAAATGTATTGTGTCATCTCCTGTTGGGTTTGGAAAGATTTTAAGTTTATTATTTACCAATTCAAATGAATAAGCAGATTTTCTAATCATATCATTGAATTCAATTGCTTGAACTCTCAACAAATCTGCATATATTGGCATCATAAGAAAAGTTACTGCAGGTGAATAATTTCCAAATCCAAATCCATCCAACATATTTATAGTACCTTGACCAGTTCCTGCATATGGGTCAAAGTATCTTTGAATAGATGGTGCGGCCTCGTGAAATACTCGTCTAACTTCAATTGCCTCTCCACTTTCAGATACATCAGCCCACAATGTATTCAAATCATACTCTTGTGAACCTGAGTTTATTTGTATTGAACCGTGTTTCAAATCAGTAGTACCACCCACTAAAGCTTCTGTACCATATTGTTCTGATATCTGTATGGTTCTACCAAATGTTTGAGTGACATTTCTATGTGTCAAATTAGAACCTGTAGATTGTCCTTGTAAAGAAAGTAGATTGTCTTTTATATTGTACTGATTTACTTGTGCAGAATATTCAGTTATAGATTCTTCAAGTATTGCGTAGAATGAACCTGAGTTCAATTCCACATCCATAATTGGATAACCTAATCTTTTTGCACACCACTTCGCAAAGTTATCAGCCTCAGTTTGGAAATCTGAATCTGTATCATAGAATCCAAATGGTGTAGAACCTGTTGTAAAGGTAGAACTACCATCCCATATTGATGCTTGTGGCATTTATTTCTCCTAATTAGAATGTATGTAATATTACAGTAATAAATATAACAGGCAAAAAAAGAGGGGAGTTTTTACTCCCCTCTTTTAAGTTTGGTCAATATAAGTCTAAACCAGCCTTACACTAACCTATTTGGTTTACACCAAATCAACATCAGCAACGATGACTTTTCCGTAGAACTCAGGTCTTACGACTTTCTTCGCATAACGAGTCATCACACCTTTACGCGGAGTAAAGTTGGTTGGGTCGTATACGAGAGGTGTCATAATCAATGGTACATACGGAGCATACACGGCACCTGATTCGAGGAAGTTAGAACCTCTAAATCCACATAGAATCTGGTTTTCGATCATATAAGGGTTCTTGTAAACAGTATATCTGTTATTTAGAGCCCCTACTTTTTGTACGCCCATCGCGTATTGATTGTTAGTTGCAGCACCATCGGAATCAGCTGCGAATCCAGGAATAGACTCAATGATGGTAGCAGTTTCAGGAGAAACTACGATAAAGTTAGCACCACCTCTGAGGGTCTTCTGATGAATTGCATTTGAAACAGATTGTAACTTGTTTCCAAGAGTCTGGAACCAAGTTCCTTTAGTGTAAGCAGACTGGTTTGTTGCAGTCTCAGCGAAAGCACCAGTACCAGAATTATACTCATTAGCAATTTTTGCTGACCAGTATTCTGTCTTAGCGTTAGCATTTACCAATAACAAGTCAAGGATTTCTAAATCGATTTCCATTGAAATGTACTCGGATAGAAGTGAAGTCAATTCAGCTTCTGCATCAACACTATGATAAGCATTTAGGTCTTGAGCAAGTTCTGGAGTCCAGACAGCTTTCAACTTACGAGTTTTCGCAACAATCGGAATACTTCTTAGAGAAATATCGATTTCTGGTATTCCAGCATCACCTTCACCAGAGAAACCACCATCTGAACCAGCAGTTGGTGAAGCTTCAAAGTCACCACGAGTGATATCAGTAGGTTGTTTATGATACTTGAATTTTGCTGTATCATTCTTCGCATTCTCATCAACGACAAAACGAATGTGAGTAGCAGCGTCAGCAGCAACAACTTCATTAGAAGAGTTAGCTGGTTTGGTAAACGCAGGATACCAAGTTGTTAGTGCACTATCGTTACCAACAGGTTCCCAAGCACGAATGCCACCAATGTCACCATTGGAAGAACCAGAAATAGGTAGTAGATAGTACTTTAAGTTAGCAATAGATTCTGAAACAGTGTTATCAAAATCAATCATTGCAAGAGTTGCAGATCCAGTAAGAGCAGCGATAGCATGGTTACCTGATTCAGCTTCGTTTATAGAATATCCGAATTTACCAGCACCATAAAGACCACCAGAAGCATCACCAGAACCTGAAGTGTTACCAAACACATCAGAGTTTTGAGTGAAACCAGGTTGTGCACTACCATACTTGAAGTCAAGATAGAAGATAAGACCACTTGGTAGGTTCATAGGTTGAACACTAACAAAGTCTTGAGCAGCTAATTCACCAAAAATTCTACGAACTAATGGTAAAGCAACACCTGCCCATTCTTCAGAATTAGATTGAGTACCAGTTTTGGAAGCCTCATCAATTAATTGACGAGCTTGGTTTTCCAAAAGAACAGCCATTCCGTGTGTCTTGTTCTCTTCGGTAATACCTTCCAATAAACCAGTTGGCTCCCACTTCTTGACTAACTTACGGGTCTGTTCCATTAAGGCACGGTGTGGGTTATACCCATCCATTATACCTTTAATTGAATCAAAATTAGACATTATAGTCTCCCTTATATTATGTTAGCTAATTTCTTAAACCTATTCTTCAGATCAGTACCTTCAGAAATCACTTTCGATTCATTCTTAGGTTTGGTTGAAGCAACAGGTTTAGAAGATTTGCCTTTGGATTCTTGAATTTTAGGCTTTTGACCAAAGGATTCAGCAAGAGTAGCGTAAACAAGTTTCACTTCTCTCAAATTCTTTGCTCTGTCAAAAGTCTCTACGACACGATACTTATCACCTTCAGATAATCCGAATGCACGGAATAATTTGTTAGTGAATAATAGTTTCGCGTTTAGCAAGTTAACTTCATTAAGTTTGCCTCGCATATATTTGACGGCATTGCGATACTCTTCGAGTTCAGATTTCAACTGAGCAATTTCCTCGACATTCTCTTCGACTTCTTCATCTTCGTCTTCGACTTCAGATAAAGCTTTCAAGATTTCTTCAAGGTCGATATCTTCGTCCATTTCTTCGTCATCGTGTTCACCTTCGTCTTCAACTTCGTCTTCTACACCTTCGGTATGTTTAGCTTTATCAGCTTTACCGATATCAGAAGAAGATTCAGCATCTTTGTCAAGTTTATTATCAGCAGCTCCGACTTCAGAAGACTTAAGTTCTTCTTCAAGTTCTTCATCTTCATCAGCGTGTGAAACTTCTTCGACTTCATCGTCTTCGTCCTCAACTTCTTTTTCTAACTCTCTCAAGATAGATTCAAGGTCAAGGTCGTCATCTTCATCATCGTGTTCACCTTCGTCTTCGATTTCAGCGACTTCTTCATCTTCATCTTCAACTTCATCGTGGACTTCTTCGACTTCTTCGCCTTCATCCTCAACTTCATCTTCGATTTCTTTGACTTCTTCGCCTTCATCTTCGTGCTCACCCTCATCTCCGTATCCCTCTTCTACTTCTTCACCTTCATCTTCAACTTCGTCATCCATAGCTTCATCTTTCATTTCATCTTCTTGATTTTCATCTTCGACTTCCTGACGAATCTTCTGTGTTAACATCGATTGGATTTTAGGTGTAAAAGCTTCAGCGAGTGCAAGACGAGCGTTTTCAACAGCTGTATCTCTGACTACTTTAGCATCTGCAATGGCCTCTTTTAAAAGGTCATCCATTTTAATCTCCAGATTGGATTTTAGTATTGTTATTAGGGGAACAATAATAGAATTATTATTTCAGGTACACTATAAAGAAAAAATAGTGTATTTATTTTTATATAAATATATAGAATTTAGAAAATTAGTCCATTTCGGCCAATATTTTTTTAAATCGTAATTTAGCCTTTATATTCTTTCTTCTCTTTACTTCAGATTTTTTAGTATAAAATTGTCGTTCTTTATACTCTACTAACACCTTACTCTCTTTTACTTTTCTTTTGAAAATACTGAGAGCCTTTTCAACACTGTTGTTTTTTACAACTACAGAGACATTTGTTGCCATTTATACCTCTACTTATTATTTTTCTGTGTAATCAATTTTGAGAACTTTACTTTCTGTTCTTTTACTTTTGAATTTGTGTCCTCACCAATTGTATAATAACGACCTAAAATGTGTCCCATATCTTCATACAAAACAGCCATTCTTTCTTGTAGGTCTTGTGCCTCAGTAGCAATCTTTCCAAAGTTACCACCAAGTTTTTTCAATTCTTTCATATTACGAGAAACGGTTACTTTATCAAACCATCCATCTAACTCATTTACTGCATGTCTTGAAGCAGTTTCACAAACCCAGCCTAAATGGGATGCAAGTTCTTTCAAGGATGTCTTTCTATAAAGTTCTTCACCGATATTATTGAAATTGTTTACGGATTCCATAAATTTCTTTTCATCGATAGGTTCTTCTTTTTCTTCGTCTTCAACCTCAACGATGGGTTTATCTTTCATATTTGTCTTGAAAGTTTGTCCAACTCCAAGTGCAGGTGTTGATACTATCCCACCAGCGATAAAGTGTTCTTCTAATAAATCTTTTAATTTAGGCATTGTTGTTCTCCGTTATATAAGTATAAATATCTACTTTTTAGTTTTTTTACCAAGTAATTGTGACATCACACTTTTGTAAGTAGATTCTTTTAGTTTCTTATGTACATACAATTTATCTACATCGTGCATCACACTCTTTCCACCCTTTTGAAATTGTCTATATCCACTTGAACTACCAGCTTTTTTCGATCCTGGTTCGGGTGTTGCAGGTATTCCACCACTCACACTTCCCTCAGGTGGTGTGGTTGGTTTTTTCAAAACATCTGCAGTGTGTACCATATCGTGTGTTTCTAAAGGAATAGTGTACTCTGGATTCTTACCAAAAGCTCTTCTTCCATAAATTCTTTGTTTAGGTGACAATGGTGGTGTATCATCCCTCAACTCGTGTGGGTCTATCACTACCATTTTCTTTTTATTCTCAGGATTCATTTTAGATTGTGTTATGGTCTTTCTTCCACCATCTCCACCATAGACCACATCAGCCTTTGGTACATCTATTTGAACCATACCTCGTGGCATCCCACCAGGTCCTACAATTCTTTCCTCACCATACTTTGTAAAAATACCATCAGGCCAAGCATCACCTGTGTTCAATCCATATCCTGTTGTTGTTCCTGAGTACTCATTTATAAGTTTTGCTAACCCATCAACTCCATATTCTTCTAATAATATTCTCAAATCTTCTTTTGATATTGATTCCATTGGTGTAAATTTTCTTTTCAAGTATGATAAGAAATACTTTTTTGCCTTATCATCACTACTATGTCTACCCAACTCTATCTCATATCTTGCTTTACTTTTTGCTATAACAACACCAAAATAATCATTTTTAGGTTTATCTTTTTTGTACACCCAAGCTTTTCTAACAGGTCTAAAATCTACATCACCAACAAATTCAGCATCTAAATATTGTTTACTCATTATAACCTCGATTTCAAACTTACATATGTTCCAGCCATTGATGGTGTAAAATATAATGCATATGTATTACCACCCTTGTGTAGTGTAAAATGAGTTTTTACAGAAGTCTTTTTCAATTTATATCCACCCATCTTTTTTACATCTTTCAAAAAGTCTTTAAGTGTATATAATGCATATTCTTCATTACCTGGTACTACATCACTTCCTACTTGTATGGAAGATTCTATAGTCTTAATTTTTTCAAATTTTATTGGTTTATCAAATCCTGCAGGTTCAGATACTTGATATCTCGATTCTTTTTTATCTATTCTTGAAGTTCCTGCCTTTATACCTTGACCTTGACCACCTGCCCACCAAGAATTTTTTGGGTGTCTACCTTGTTCTAAAGATACTTTCTTGAATACTTTTTCAAAATCTTTTATTGCACCTTTTGACGCACCATCTTTAGAATCTGTTGCATAATTCTGATAAGATATTGGGCCTTCAGATAATAATGTTTTTAGTTTTATCATATTATTACTTACGAAATTGTTGAGCAATACTTATCATTTTCTTTGGTGGCATTGACCGAAACATCTTTTGTAGTCTTGGATTTTTATCGTATGCTTTATCTATCGTTACGATTAGATTTGCAGTTTGCATATCCATACCCTTTTCCATCGTTTGATTCTTCAAAACTCTTTTGGCCAAATCAACTCCACTTTCGGATGCCTCTTGGTGTAATTTCATAACACTATCCAATGTAGGTAATGATTCACCAAACTCTCTTTTTAGGTATTCACTTTCTGTCAATAATTTTTTTAGTTTTATCATAATCTTACCTATATCTATACAACCAACCACCGTGGACATCATACTTCTTCCAAGTGTCTGATTTGAATATGTTTCCTCGTACACCTTTAGCGGGTGCTCTAAAACTTGCAGGTTTGTAAATATCACCTGTTGCTCTATCTACAAAAAATGAAACTGCACCAGCTCTCTTGTTTCTGACATTTACAATCTTATCAAATTTTATACCAGGTCTCAATAAATCTGGATACTCCCATGCACCCATATCATATAATTTAGGTAATTCAGTTTTATAGTAGTTTTCGGCTTTCTTTTGCATATACTTCAACATTTTCTTCATAGCCGCATCATATCCCTTTGGTGTTGGAGCGGGTCCTCTACCAAAAGATTCTTCGTAATATTTTTGGTCTAAATCTGTTTTCTTGAAACTTTTTAGATTCTTTATCACCTTTAGAATTTGACCATATTTTCCTACTATGAATTGGTCTGAAGATACACCTAAGTCAATCATACCTTTAGGATTTACATAAAATGGTAATACATCAGTTCCGTTAGCAGATTTTACAGTATAGAATCCACCCCAAATCTGACTTTGGATAAATGATTTCTTCATAGGTTGATATTTTACAACTTTGATTCCTGAAAGTTTTAGTGCCTTATCAATGAATCCTTTTATGTGTTCATCCTTTACCTCAACTCCATCAATTTTGTTTTCAATTATTTCATTTTGTTTCTTATACAAATACTGAAATACATTTGCCCAACCTGGTAATCCATCAAATTTATAAAATGTTTTTGAACCAAAGGTATCTGAATCTACCTTTTCTGGTCTACCACCAAGTTTATCTTCATTCTTACCTTTCCAATCTAACCACTTGACATAGGCCTTCATCAAGTTACCTTTCAAATATGGTTTCATAGATGGTTCAACTTTTTTATATTTCTTTAGAAATGCCTCAACTCTTTTGGGTTGTACATCATATACCAAGAAATCTCTTTCAGTAAGTAAATGTTCTTTCATTGATAATCTAACTCCCTCATTCTTTTTATATTGAGGGTCAATTTTTTTCATCTTGATTAGAATATCACGAACTCTTTCTCTATCTAAACTATCACCAGTAAAGGTGTCAGCGGAATACTTTTTAAGATATACCGATAGTGCAACATTTATATCATTTACTTTGAGAGGTCTTCCCCTTTTATCAGGATATATACCTTTTTGACCATAAAAGTCTTGCATATATCGGTAAAACGATTGTAAATTTTCTTTTATTTTTTCTTTAGATTCTTTGATAGGTTCGTAGTGTTCTTCTACTCTATTTGCTAAATTATCTTTATTCCTTTTTAGAGCATCACCAGGTTCCCATTTCCATTTTTTCTTCTTTTGCATACTTCCAAGAAACTGAGAATCACCTCTACCAAGATTCAAGTATACTTCTACATACCCTATGTCTCCACCAACTCTGTTTTTCTTTGAGACATATTTTGTTATTTTAGGTATTACAACTTTTAGTTTAGTTCCATTCATAGGAATAGGGAATGGTCTTCTTCCCCTTGTACTAATATCTTTGTATATATCTACCTCAAAATTAGCCATTATTTTCCTCCGATAATGTCTCTCAATGTATACTCTACTTTACACCATTTATCACAAGACTCACCAAGTTGTCTTCTTGACTTATCGATTGACTCATTTACAGGATGTAAAAATGCACCTTGAGTAGATGGATTGGATACAAAGTCAAACGCAATTAGTTCAAAATCATCCCCAACTTTATTTGCCTCAGTACCTTCAAATTTTATTGTCTCTACCGAACCAAGTCCACGAGAACTAATTCCCAACTTGATACCAGCCTTGAATAACTCTTTTAGAATATTACCACTTGGTGTTGTCAAAACTTCTACCGTACCAACTAAATCATCTCCGTCCCACTTCATACCAGTAACATTATGTGAAACATTTTGTAAATTAACCACAGAGGAATCGGGATGGTCTAATTCACCTAACGCTCTTTTTTCTTTTATAAATGTATCCGAATATTTTTTGGCCTCTCTCATCAATATGTCTTTTGGATAGACACGACCATTTTGGTTTTTGGAGTCTGCTCTTTGTAAGACACCAGTAACGGTAAAGGGTTTATTGTCGTGAACACCCTCCGATATTGTTTTGGCCTCAAATGGCCTGTATTCTAATAATAAATTTTTACTCATAGCGTTATTCCTCTGAAAAGTTTTTTTCTAACTCATCTATAAATATAGTGGCAATTTGTTTTACCTCATTTTGCATCAATACAAATGTGTCATCAAATTTTCTCATATACTTTCTATATGCATCTTTAACGATTCCTTCCATATTCTTTATAGCTCTATTTCGTCTGTACTTTCCCTCTTTGTAAATAACCGTATGTGTTTTATAAAATGGGGATAGTCTTGCTCTGTAGAATGCAGAGTCATTTTGCATATAATCAGAAATTATATTTACATTTTGAAATTCGTTAGTATGGGGAAATAGTAGTCTTTTTAGTCTCATTGTTCATCAGTATAGTTGTCCAAGCTTTTGAGCCATTGTGATAAGTTTTTCAGAAACAGTTTGTAATTGTTTATGTGTCCGTTTCCAATATTGTCGAGAATCAACATTCATCTCTTTTTTCAAACGAACATTCATAGCAATAACTCTATCGAGTTCCTTTATGGCGTCTCTTATCTCCTTTACTGATTGTCCAATTTTTACTTTAGGAGTTCTATCAGGATCGTTTTTATATGTATAATATCGATTTTCTGCTAACTCATAACCACCAGAAACTTTTACCATTTTCTTTTTCTTCTTTTTCTCATCACCCTTTTTAGTAAAAGCGTATGGAGTTCTTGGTGGTCCTTCTCCACCATCAAGAGCACCAGTAGTAGATGCTTCGGCTAACTCTTGTCTTATAAGTTCTCTTATTATTTCTTTTAATTTACTTAGAGGAAACGACATCTTTTATCTCTTTGACTAATTGATACCATCTCATCAAAGAAACAACTTGACTATCCTTTACGACACCACCACTATTTAGTTTTTCTAATAATTTGGAGGCCTCAGAGAGTTTTATTTTTACAATCTTGTCGTCTACTTTAGATATGTTGTCCTTTATATATTTTTTGATACTGACAACTTCTTTGGATATGAACTCTTTCAATGTACCTGTGTTTGCAACATTGTTGATGTACATTTTAAGTAATTTTCTTTGACTTTCATCTAAACCATTATATTTCTTATTGAAGTTATCAACTAATACTTTATAGGTTAGTAGTCTTACATCCTCATTCTGTTCTTTGAATTCTTTAAGTTTTTCACTTTCAAATTTCTTAGTGACTTTTTTAGATGTTATATTTTCTATTATTACAGATTTTGAACTAATGATGTCATTTATAGTAGCACTATCTTCACTTCTTGTCTCAAATAATTTATAAATAGAAGCATATACTTTATAATTTGGTATAGTGGTTTTGAAAAAATCTGTAGGATTGTAGTTTTCTCTTATCTTTTTGATAAGATTGTACTTTTCATTTCTCAATTTTGAATTGGAAATTTTCTTACGAGCAGTCAATGTCAATTCAATCAATTGTTCTGCCTTAGTAACTGACTTATACTTTGTTTCAGAAAGTAATTTTATCAAGTCTAATTCCTTTCCCATAGATGTGTTCTTGGAAAAAAATTCTTTAACAAGAGAAACAGCTGCAGACTTATTGTTATCCTTACCCTCAAGGATATCTGCGGTAATTTGTCTTGTTAGTAACTCGAATAATATTCCTGTATTTTTGATTTTATTATGTTTTATTTTTGACATTTTGTCCTCGTTCTAATCACTAACTTCTTGGTTGATAATAAATATATGAAAGTATAAAAAACTACAAATAATCTACTTATCTATCTTCATTTCATCAATATCTTTATCATACTCTGTTTGAGTGTCGTTCAACTCCTCATTCAATACTGATATTGACTTTCCTTTGTACTTTTTCATATTCTTTTCCATTGCATCAAAGTGTGCAAGAGCTAGTGGACTACCACCTCTGAACTCTCCATCCCTTCCTCTTTGATACTTACCAGTAGAATTCTTTTCATAATCTCTTTTACCAAGTGGGTCTCTACCACGAGCACTTCCATCCTTACCATACTTAGGGCCCTCTTCAGGTCTTCCACCTTCTTCTTCTGGTTTTAAATCTTTATCCAAATCACGAGCATCAAATTCTAACTCACGACCTGTTCTTCCCATTGCTAAATCTGCGGGAGTTCCTTGTGATTGACCACTTTTTGCTGGGTCATTACCCTCATTTTCAATCTGAGATTGTCTAAAGGCATTGAATTTATCAAATATCATCTCGTCATTCATTTTAGATATTTCTGCATCTGTAAATCCAAAAACATTTTTATATATCCAAAGTGAAGATACCAAATTATCTCTTTTTGCAGTTTCTGCCAATCCTAATTTAGTATTCCATAATTCAAGTTTTTCTTGTTCATATATTGTAGATGGATTAGTTAGACCCAACTCAAAATTTACAAGGTCTTTATCTTGATAACCTTGTGCATATAAATGAACAATTGCAATCTTAGTCAATTCACTAACTACAATTCTCTGTATTCTCTCGATGGTACGAGCAAATCTAACATCTTCGGCAGCTAATGTTGCCTTACTACCAACCTCTTCCTCATATCCAAGATATGCTTTTGGTACTCTCAATGCAGCTAATAGTTTATTTTTCAAATATTCTATATCATCTATTGCATTGAATTCAAGACCAGGTAGATTTTCTAATTGTGTACCACTATCTCCACCACGAACTGGTAGATAAAAATCTTCTGTTAGGTTTTGCATATTATATTTTAGATTATACTCACCAGTTGCCTCATCAATAACAGGTGCCTTTTTCATCTTGTTGATGATTCTTTGCATATAGTTATCAACTTCTGCAGGTGGAATATTTCCTATATCAATTTTGAATATTCTCTTTTCTGGTGCTCTCATAATACGATGTATCAACATAGCATCTTCCATCAATGTAACTTGTTTCCATATCTGTCTTGCCTGTTCAATCATAGACTTTCCATATGGTAGATAATTTGAATCTGATAACATTCTAAAATGTGCTACTTCATAATTTTCAAATTCTTCTTTTGCAGCATTGTTTTGATGTCGTTGGTCTGTTGATTCCAAGATAAATTTTACATACTCAGGATTTTCTGGATCATCACCCTCAACACGAGTGATATCGTAAGCAGACATTGGGATAACATTTGTTATACCATACTTTTCATTGATTTCTAATTTCAAAAAGAAGTCACCATACTTCACCATATTACGAACCCACGGCCATAAATTGAATTCTATATTCAGTATGTCATAAAATAGGTTATGTAAAATATCTTTCAAATCATTATTATCAGAAGTAATGTTTAGTACATCACCATACTCTGATTTCATTGTTGATTCATCTGCATATATGTCAAGTGCAGAAGCAATAATTGGGTCTACATCCATAGCCTCATAATCTCTGAACAACCCAAGTCTTTGAGTCTTCTGATATAATGAATAATTATATCCACTTGTACCAGCATATGATGTGTATAATTTTGTATATCTATCAACAAGACTTGCTTTTGGATTAGTCTGAATTCTTGATGTATCAGTAACCTTTAACTTTCTACCACCAACATTTCTTACGATAACATTGGAAGAAAAAAGTCTTCTTAGTCTTGTGTATATATTTTTATCTGCCATAATTTAACCTCAAAGTAGCCAATCTAATTTTTCTGTTTCCTTCCCTACATTCATATTCCAAGAGTCATTCTGATTTGTATTGTTAGAATAAACTCCCTCATTAGAACTAAAGTAAGAAAGTGATTTTTTTGTCAATTCAATTCCCTCTTGTCTTAGACGAAGAGCAGTTTCACGAACCCAAAGTCCAATAGCCAAACTCATTACTAAATCATCATTATATCCACCCATAGCTTCGGCTTTCTGTCCATTATATATAAATACAAACAATTCATCAATTAATCGATTAGAATGTACAATTACTGACTTTTCTCTAAAAAATTCCTCTAATTTAGAAATTACCAATGGTCTTGTCTTCATAGTCATAGAAAAACCAGGTACCATTTGTCTTTCTGAACGATTTATTTTATTATTTATTGTATTTAGTGTATCCACATATTGTAAATCTTTACTCATATAAAACAGATTATCGTATTGTCTGTCTATACATTGTTGTATTGCAGCCCAACCAATTGATGCATTCTCAATAATTAGTAAGGCATTGTTGTACTCTGTTGATATATTTACCAACATATTACCAAAATCTTTGGGAGACACTTTTCCTTTATATTCACCAACTTGTTCTACCTTTTCCACATCAATAATATGAAATGCACTATAGTCTTGACCATCACCACGACTAACATCAGCACATACTATATAGTCTTTTGTATAATTTGGAGGCTCCCATATCCAAATATTACTATCAATTCCTCTTTTCTCCATAGGTTCTCTAACCGTAGTATTTCTACATTCCTCTAAAAGTACACCATCAACCACAGATTGACCAGAAGTAATAAAGTCACAATCACACTCTTGTGCAGCTAATGAAGGACCTAACAATCCATCTTGTTCTCTTCTCCAACTTTCATCTCTATCAGGATGTACAGTCCAATGAAGTTTGATAAAGTTAAA